ATATTCGGATGCAGCGGAGCTGATGACGTCCGATGCAGGCCAGACCGAAGGGGCGGACGCATATGTCCCGAATTTGTAGATCATGATTGTAGTCCCGGCCGGGACTACCGCACCAAGATCGACCATGAAGTCGCCAAATTGGCCGGGCTGAAGAACAAGATCATAAGAGCCGTTGGCGACGTTGACGCCCCGGTAGATGGGCGCGGCAGATAGGGCGACAGCCATTCGCAACGTCAACTGAGACGGGCCATTACCAAGCTGCGCGAGGTTGCCGTAATAATTGGCGAAGCGGACCTTGATATAGCGGACTGGCGCGAGAGGCTTCCAGCGCTGGTTCTCTTGGAACTGAGTGGCCGTACCGCCGCCCGTAGTGCCGGTGTTGGCGACCGAGGCCACTGCAGGGTGCGCCATGCGCGTGGCGATCATCATCGGCTTGAGGCCCGACACCGGGACCGAGCGGAATCGGTATCGCATATTCCCGAAGGTGTCTGGATAGACACCCCCGGCGACCGCCTGTCCGCTCAGGACAAGCAGCATCATTGCGGCAAGCAGCCGCTGAAAAATCAGCTTCATCGGGTTACCCCTCGTAATGTCAGAAAATCAGGGGAGCGAAGGGGTCACCACTCGCGGGAGTAGACCGAGGCGTTCGCCACCGCGCAGACGATCGAGATCGCGCCAGTGCCGACGTGACTATCCTTGGTCTCGTAATAGTCGCCGGCCTTGATCAGCAGGCTGTGATAGTCCTGCGTCGCCCCCGACGCGCCGTTGATGTAGCAGATGCCCGAAGACTGGTTTTGCAGTGAGAAGCCGCGCCGGGCGGTGTTGGCCGCGATCAACGTCTGGGCGGTGCCGGCTGTGGTCACCAAGGCGCCGCGATCGGTGCCGGTGCCCTTTACGACGGTGTCGACGACGCTCGGGTTCGCCTGCACGTCCTTCTCGACGCCAGTGCTATCGACATGGACGTTCTTGTCTGCCTGGACACCCGATCCGATGTCCTTCGACGCCTTGGTGATGGTGGTCCCGGCGCCGTCCTTGACGACGAAATTGTCGGCCGCAGCTGCCGGAGAAAGCGAAAGAGCGGCCAGCGAGAGCAGGACACCCGCACGCGCGAAGATCTTGAAGTGCAACATGGTAAGGTCTCCTCAGATAAGCCCAGAGTTGTTGGGGTCGGAAAAATCGAGCGTGCCCGCGTTCGAGCCGGCGGCGGCGACCACGGCGGCGACGGCCAAGTCGGCGGTTTTCCCCGCCGCGTCGGTGACGCGCAGGACGTAATTGTAGGCGCCGGCCGTGGTGTAGGTGCCGGTCTCGGTCAGGCCCGTAAGGGCGCGCCCCGGCGGCAAAGCGCCGGAAAACAGCGTGAGCGCGTAGGGCGCGCGCCCTCCGTTGATGACGGGCGCAAACGCCGTGTTGATTCCCACGGCCGGCGAGAGCGGCGCGCCGGTAATGAGCGGCGCGGAAAGCATGAGCGCCGCATAGGCCGCCCGAGATTGAGCCTTTGCGGCCGGGCTACCGAAGACGCGCGGATACCTGCCCGGACGAGCCATAATCATTCTCCTCAGTGATTTTCGAAGGGGCCGGCGCGCCGGCGAGTAAGATCAGGCGGCGACAGCGTCGGCTGTTGGCGCCTCATCTGAGGCGATCGTGCCGCCAGCCAGATATTGATCGTCGCCGATCAGGAATTCGGCGACCGATTGCATCGGGCCGTTGCCGGTGAAGGCCGTGTCAGGGATCGCGATGCGGTCCTGCCATCCGATGAGCGGAGCGGTGTTGCTCTCGGCTGCGGCCGAAAGCGCAGCCGGCGCGTAGCTGTTTACGGTGGCAATCGTCTGCGCCTCTTGGATGACGATCATGTTGATACGATGGACCGTGGTCTGGGCGCCGTTCGGCGCCGCCCATTCTTTCTCGATGTGCATCGTCCGTCTCAGCAGCCGCTATCGATGAAGATCGGCGCAGCCTGACCGGATCGGAGATCGAGGGGGCCGACATACTGGCCGGGCTCGATCGTCACGATCCGGACCTCGCGCCCCTCCCGGCGCAGCTGCCATGCGAGGCGGAACCCGAGTGCCTCGCGATCCTGCCGGACATGCTCCGCGAAGCGCGCGTTGCCGCAGACGTTCGCCTTGTCGATCACGATCGTTGTGCGCGCGACGGCGGGCGCGGACAGCATCGCTGCCGCGAGAAGGATCAGCAATTTCATGAGAGTTCGTCCCTAGTAGTTGGTGACGTCGACGATCATCACATTCCGCGCCCCAAAGAGGCGGGAATAGGATGCCTGTTCCGGATTGGTGGTGAAGCCGCTGCTTTGGTCGACCACCTGAAGCGCAAAGACATATTGGCCGCCGTCCGAGCGGATCGTGTCGAGCCTATACCGGGCGCTGTATCGCTGGGGCTGGCCATCGGGCGTGCCGATCTGCACGTAATTTTCCCAGCCAGCCATGCAGCCGACCGCGACGGCGACGTCGCGACCGCCCGGTATGCCGAAACCCTGATCACCGATGGCGCCCGAACTTATGGCCTGCTGCACGACGCCGGAGACGCGGAGCGGCCTCGCGCTGATCTGCCAGCACACCTGCCCAGCGCCGTCGAACAGGATGATGCCAGTATTGCCCGTGATCGAAGCGATCCGATCGAAGGCCCACCAGGTGAAGCTGCCCGATCCGTTGGTGAAGAAGTGATATTGGACGGTGCCGCCGACGCGCTCGACGTAGAAGAAGGCGTACGACGCGCCATCGTTCGGCCGGATGCAGATGAAGGCGCTTTCGCTCAGCCCGCCGATGTCGAGCCGCGTCGAATGCCAACCGGGCGTGTTCGACGACCCGCTGTTGAGGGTCGCGTCATGAACGCCCTTTGCGACCAGAGCCGGCAGGATCGTCTGCGTCGAGAACTGCAGGTGACCGGCGTCGTTATAGCATTCCAGCCCGACGCCCATCAGTAGATCCCGTAATAGAAGGTGCCGTCGAAGCTCGACCCGGTCACCGTCATCATGTTGCCGCTGAAGCTCACGCTCGGAAAACCGTCAGCCGGAGCGCCGAACGAATAGACTCCGCGCGGCAGGTAAAAGAACCAGGGCACGCCCTTGTAAAAATAGTCGTTCGTGATGCTGAAGCCGCTTGTCCGGCTCGTTTCCACGCCGAGCAACGTGGCGACGTTGGTCGAGGTATCAATCAGCAGCTGGCCGGCTTCGTCCCAGACCATGATGCCCGTCGACATGTCACCACTGCCCGATCAGGACGCGCAGCACATTGTTCGCATCGTAGACGCGCATCTGGTTGGCCTCGATCTCGGTGCGAGCCCCGCTGCCGGCGGTTCGAAGCAATCCGACGTTCGCCGTCAGGGCAGAGAGGGCGTTGATGTTGGCTTTGTCGGCCGTGATCGCGCCCGTCTTAATACGATCGCTGTCGATGATCGTACGGCCGTAATAGTCATTGAGCCGCTGCCCGCCCATATAAGAGGCGAGGATCACGTTCGACGGGTTGGCCATGATCTCGGCGGCGCCGCCACCCGGCATCCCTGCGTAAAGACGGCCAGTGCCGTCGCCGAAAACATTGGGCGAATTGACGCTATCGAACCAGACAAACACGATCCCCAACGGGTTTGCCGGATCGAGGTATGCGCTTTCACCGCGCATCCGATCGACGCGGCGCTGCATATTGCTGTCGGTCCATTCGACCCATCCGGCACTCCAGCTCACTCCGCTGACGCGGTCCGTGTCGAAGGTGATGTCGAGCGTCTGGATGCCCCGCACGCCGATCACGGCGCTGTTAAGTCGGATCGTATCAGCGGCGATTTTGCCGCCATTGATCTCGGTCAGATCGCCACCGTTTAGCAGAGACGTAAGCGGGTTTCCGCCGCCGATCGCGATCTTGCCCGCACCGATCATCGTCGTGTTGGCGTTGATTGCCCGCGCAGCATCAGGATCATAGCCCGGCTGGTAGGGGGGCAGCGCTGTTTGACCGGGCCTCGCTGTGGCGACCATGCCATTTGCGAACGTTAGGCCAGGGCTGCAGGCTACCGAGGCATCGAAGACGAGATGCAGGTATGCGCGCACGGCGCCCACCGGGACATCGGCAAAGCCGCCGACGACTGTGGGATAAGCAAAGCCGCCCGCCTGCGGTGAAGCGTATTGTTCGGTTCCGGGCATGTAAGCGCCCGCACCGTCTTCAAATACGAGGCCGATACGCTGACGCCCGCCAGCAATCCCGTCATAGCCGCCGAGGGCGGCCTGATAGGACAGATGCTCTCCGCCGGTGACCTGAAACCGTGGGCTATCGACCAAGACGGCGGAGCCGCCTGGAATATTGGTCCAGTGCGTGTTTAGGTAGCGAAGGCCGTTCGCCTGTCCCGGCGTCTGTTCGTCGTTCGGAACACCTGCCGTCGATCCCCAATACCAACCGCCACCGCTCCCAAAGGGAAAGTCGCTGTTCGGCACGCGGTTGATGCCGGCAGCGGCCCCCGCCGCTGCGGTGTCCAGGCGAAAGCCCGTCGTATCGATGGTCAGACGGCCGGGAAGGCTGTCTGTGCTCTCGATGACCTTGGCGGCAAAGCTTTCGGTGACGATCGCCGTCTCGGCGATGATCAGGTTCGCCAACGCCGTGTCGACGGCAATGTCAGGCCCGGTCACCTTCGCCGAGGTCACCGCCTCCGGGCCGGCCTTCACGGACTCGTTGTCGCTCGTGTCGACGGCCGACACCCAATAGAAACGCTCTTCGCCGGTCGGAACCGATCGGATCGTGCCGCCCGCGTGACCCGGCTCCGCATTCAGCGTGCCGACCAAGACCGCGTCCGCGAATTGATCCGTCTCGGCCTCGTAGACCCGGATCGTCGCGACATCGAGGTCGCCGGGTGCGATCCACCGGATCACCGCCACACCGATGCCAGCCAACAGCGTCAACCCGGTCGGCGAAGCCGGCGCTTGCTGATCCTTGGTCGTGTTACCGCTGATCGGCGCCGAGAAGGCCGAGCTGTTGCCGAAGCGATCGACGGCCCGAACCTTGGCCTCATAGGGGGTGTTCGGCGCCAGGGCATGGAAGGTGAAGCTGTTGCTCGGCGCGTTGAACTGGATGAAGCCGCCACCGTTCAGCGCCACCGCCAGCACGTAATAGACGAAGTCGCTTTCGGTGTTGGCGTTCCAGCCGAAGCGCAGATCGATTGAGCCATCTTGCAGCACCGCGCCGCCGTCCGTGATCAAGCCGGTCGGCACGGCGGGCGGATCGGTATCGATGACGCCCGAGCCCGCTAGCAGATCCGCCACGGTTGCGCCGCCGGTCCCGACCGGCGTTGATGGATCGCGGGTGTTCGTCGCCCCGTCGGCCGGCTTCGTGCCATCCGGATCGGCGATATCGGGCCATGCCACGGTTACGGGGATTGCCGGCAGGACGTTGGTCGCCGTGCTGAGCCCTTCGACCGACAGGCTGAGCTTGCTCGTGTTCTCGCTGATCTCGATCGAGAACGACTTGTAAAAGCCGTAGATCGTGAGGGCATCGGTGCCTTCGTCGGCGATCCATAGCACCGGCCGGGCTCGAACCGAGGCGACGCGGCTGAAGACGTCGTCGACGGCCGACGTGGCTATCAGGGCGTTCGCGTCCATCCGCTTTGCCCACGCCCGCTCCACGACGGTCACCGCCCCGAAATCGTCGGTTTCCTTCTTGCTGTAGTCCGTGATCGCCGCCGTGGGCGACGCTTCGGTGACGCCAAGGCCGAGCAACCGGCCGAAGAGCAGCGTGCCAGCGGAGACCGCGCCTTCCTGATCGTCGACCGCGATCGTGACCGTGATCGTCGCGCCAGCCGCCACAGCGAGGTCGAGGAAGCTGATCGTCGCCGCCGTGGCGGGCTGCGTCCGATCATAGCCCGGCGCCTGGACGCGGACGCTGTCGGCATTGGTATCCAGCACCGCCAGCCCTTGCACCGCTTCAGCGGCGGTCAGGTTGACGATGATGCGGCCGGTCCCGGTCGTGTAGGATCCAAGCGCCTCATCGAACATCGCCCAGCGGTTTGTGGGGCCGGCGTCGATCCACTTCGTCGTGCCGGCGATCGTCGGATCATTGCCGTGGTTCGAATCGACAAGGCTTTCCCAGACGCGATGTGCCTTCCGGGCGCGCGCGCCGGTCGCGTAGCTGTCGACCGCACTCCACGCGACGTATTCTGTCTCGGGCACGCTGCTGTCCGTCAGGACGGCCTCAGTGACCGTGACGGGCCGAATGAAGCGGAAGGTAGACGACACCCCGTCCACGGCTGGATCGGCGCCTGTGTCCGCCCACGGCTCCGATACGGTCAGGCCTTCGATCGTCAGGGTGCAATAGCTGACCGGGCGCGTGTTCAGATCGAGGCTGAAGTCTTTGTAGAAGCCGTTGACCGAAAGGCTCGCCAACGTGTCATCGGCAACCCACAAGGCCGCCGTGGCGCGAAGCGCGGCCAAGCGCTGTTGGACAAGATCCACTCGATCGTAGGGCAGGAGCATGCGCACGGACATTTGCCGCGAGAAACCCCGCTCGACGACCGTCGTGATCCCGAAATCGTCGGTGACGCGGCGGCTATAGTCGGTGAGCGTGACCGTCGGCGTCGTCTCGGTCGTGCCGAGATCGAAGTCGGCGGCGCCATATTCGACCCTCATGCTGCCGCCGAGATCTGGAGCGTGTCGCCGCTCGGCCCGGTGACGTTGTCGATCGACTTCTTGATGCCGCCGGTGTTGCCGGCGATCGTGGCGAGCGCATTCTTCAAATCGGCGCGCGTGTCGGCCAGCTCCTGCCGCAATCCAGCGATCGACGCGGCGGTCGCGTCGCCGGACGAAGTCGAACCCGCCGACGCCCCCGCAGCGGACGCCAGCGCTGCGGCTGCGGTCGATGGGGTGGCCGCTCCGCCGGAAAAGGCCGAGATTGCCGCGTAGGTGGCTTCAAGGCTCGCGGCGGTCTGTGCCTGCACCCGGTTCAATTCTTGCTGGCTGGTGGCCGCCGCAGCGGCTGCAGTGAGCAAAGATTGCGAGAGGGTCGGCAGAGATTTCGCCGCATCCTGATCGCCAGCCCGTGCAGCAGCCGTCGCCGCGTTGAACTGGCCCAGCAGTGCGGCGAAGCCCTGTGGCGTGCCCACGTCGGTCAAACCGCGGATCCGCTTTACTTCGTCCATGATGCTGTCGCCGACGGAGGTCCAAGCCTCCTTAAGCTGAGCAGCCGCATCGGCGGCCTTCTGCGCGTCCTGAACCGCATAGATTTGCTGCTGGAGAATGCGGTTGGACGGATCGAGCTTCGCCAACTCGGCGGCACGGATGGCGGCGGTGTCGCCGGTCAGCTGCAGGAGCTGGTTCTGCAGATCCTCGCGCTCGCTCAGGATGTCGGCGGCCGACTTCGCGCCCAGCAGGGACGTCTGGAGATCCGCGAATGCCGGAGCGAGCTGCAGCAGCGTCGCATAGGTGGCCTGCCCGGCAGCCGTCGTCAGATCCTGCGCCTCGACCAGAGACCGGAAGGCCGCCAGGGTGGAGGGCATCGTCAGGCCGAGGCTGTCGAACACCTTCGAAAACTGCGCCGTCCGAGCTGCCGCTTGCTCCTGCTTGTTATAGAACGACGCGAAGTAGCTATCGACCGCATCCGTCATGGCGCTGACGCTCTCGAACTGATCGGCAATGTTCATCTTGCCGCCGATCCCGAGATTGCCGACGCTGAGCCCCAGCTGATCGAGTGAGTTGGTGACCGCTTCGACCGTCGAGGCCACGCGGGTCAGTGTCTCGAACGCGCCTTCGCCGACCTTTTGATATTGGGTGATGAACGGGAAGGCCGCTTGCGCCATGTCGTCGGCAGCTGCGCCGAACACCGCGTTGAGCTTGTCTTGGATCTCTGTGCCAGACAGGCCCGACAGGTCGATCTTGCCCAGCGAGAAAACGAAGCTGTTGAGCGTGTTCTGAATATCGCCGGTCGCCGCGCCAAGCGGGCCGGCAGCCGCGACGATCGCGTCGTCGAAGCTCTTGAGGATCAGCGAGAATTGCTGTGCAACGCTGTCATCGACGGCGCCGCCGTAGACGGTCGAGTATTTCGTGCTGGTCGTGATCCCGAACAGCTTCTTCTTTTTCTGAACGTCGCTGTAGGTCTGTGCGTCGATCCCGTTCGACATGATGTCGCCGATCGACTGCGCACCGGAGTAAATGCCGCTGCCGATCACGCTCGTCTTCGTACCGAAAAGGTTGCCAAGGATCGGCCCAAGGATCGCGCCTGCCAGACCGAGGATCGGGACCGTATCCAGGCTGCTGAGAGCCTTGCCGATGATGTTCTTTTGAAAGCCCTGCGCGACGCTGCTGTCGGCGCTGATGTTGCCCGAGCGCACCAGGACAGACGCAAGCCCGCCGATCTGCGCGTCGATCGACTTCAGTGATGCCGCCATCTCACGAGCGAACGAATTATTGATCGTGTCGACATCCTTCAGCGCGTCGATCGAGCGCTTGATGCTGTCGCTCTGTGCGGTGCCGTCGCCCAGCACGGTGCCAGTGCCGGTGTTCGCAGCCGGCAGGGTGTTCTTCCCGCCGCCGCCGATGCTCCCCAGGACAGCCACACCGACACCGACCAGCGCAGCAGCGGTCGCAGCCATGGCGGCAATGTTCGCCGGGAACGGCAGCTTCGCCTGTGCCGCGATGCCGGCGGTGCCGGCGGCCGTGGCGCGCACGGTGGAATTGGCGACCGACAATCCGGTCTCGGCCGTGTTCTGCACCATAGCTGCGATCGACATGGCGAGCTGCACGGCGCGGAAAGTCGTCTCGGCCGCCTGCAGCGCCTTGTAGATCTTGCTATGCTCGCTGAAGAAGCCCTTCGCAGCGCCAGTGATCGATGCATATGCGTCAATCTGGTTCTTCGCAGTTTTTTCGGCGGCTTGGTTTTCCGTAAGAGCCTTGCTGGCAACGCCTTGGGCAATCTGCTCGCGCATTGTCTGATAGTCGACCAGCGCCTTTGTCGCCGACGAGATCGCACCCCCGGCCCGGCCGAAGGGCTCAGCGAAAGCGTCCGCGTACCGCTTCACACTGTCGGCGGCATCATCGAACGCCTGCTTCTGCCGCTCCATTTGAACGCCGATGCCGTTCTTATCGAAATATTTGCCGAGCTGGCCGAGATCCTTGTCCAGGCTCTTCGACACATCGAGCTTGTTCCAGCTGTCGACCAGTTTCTGCGTTTCAGCGACCCCCTCACCAGCAAAGCGGGCACGCTGTTCGGCGAGATCCTCCAGAACCTTGGCGGCCTTTTTGGCCGCCTCCTCCGCCTCACGATCCGCCTTCCGCTTCGCGGCGGCGGCCTCGCTCGCACGACGATTGTAGCTGATCTCGTCAGCCTGCGTTTTCAGGCGCTCCTTGGACGCCTTGATAATGTTCTGCTCGGCGGTCGAGAAGAACTTGTCGGCCTCGCCCGCCGCCTTCGTGAATTCCGACGCGTAGACAGCGCCTACAGCTGCTCCAGCGCCCGCATAATCGTTCTTCAGCCGGCCCAGCTCGACCTGTCCGATGTCGATCCCCGGTAGCTTGTTAAGCCCCGTGATCGTCCAGTTCAGCAGCGCCTGTACGGCGGCGATGGCCTTGTTCGCGCCTTGGATCGTGAGATCGGCGAGTGCTGCCGGCCATTGGCGCCACGTCTCGATGCTGGCGCGGTATCCGCCAACGAAGGTCGCGTACATCGTCTCGCCGACAACCTTCATCACCATGATCGTGTCGTCGCGCAGCTCGCCGAACCACTTTTTCGCCTTTGCGATGAAATCGCCGAGCGAACTGTCTGCGTTCAGCGTTTTCCAGATCCCGACCATGACATCGCCGGTCGTGACGCCGACGTCTTTCAGCTTCTTCATCTCGGAGTGGGTCAGCCCGAGGGTCTTGCTGTAGGCTTGCAGACCGGCATCATCTTCAACGCTGGACTTGATCAGCTCGAACGCGCCGAATGCCGCGCCAGCCGCGCCGATCAACGGAGCGAAACGAAGCGCCAGAGCCCCAACGCTGCGCGCATAGCCGGCAATACCGCCCTCGGCCATCTGGGCGATCTGCGCGATCTGACCGCCCTGCTGCAGGAAAACGGTCATTGGCTTCTGACCGGTGAGCAAGCCTTGCACGATGTCCGGGATCTGGATCGCGGTCATCTTCAGAGCGAAAGCGTTGCCCTGCGCAGCGGTAGCCGCAACGCGATGCGCGTCTGCTGTCTCCACCAAGCGCCGCTGCAGAACAGCTTGCTGCCTCGCATACTCCTCCGGAGCGGTCATCCCGGCATGGTAGAGACGAGTGGATTCCGCCAGTTCGGTGTTGAGCCTCTTGGTGGCGGCGTAGAGAGGATCGGTTGACGCGCGAAGTCGCTCCGCTGCCGCCGCATCAGCCTCCCAGGACGCATGCGCGCCCTGCACCTGACCGGCCAACCGGGAATGCTCTTCCACGTCACGACGGGCCGCAACCGCTTCTTGCTCCCGCATGGCGTCGGTGCCGCGACGAACTGCAGCTTCGAAGGCCGCATGGGCCGCTGTCGCCAATCGCATATCGGCGGACTTCTGCAGTCGCTCGGCCTCAGCGGCCTCCTCGCGCATCGCCAGCGCGCCGCGACGAGCGGCGGCCTCGAAAGCAGCATGCGCAGCCGCCGCATCGCGGATCGCGACCGCCTCTTTCTCAGCCTCGATCCGGGCGCTGACGACGGCCGAACCGGTCGCTCGGATCGCTTCGGCGAGGCCATTGAAACCGGACGCCTCCGCCGCAGCGGCGTTCGCCGCGATTTCCAGCTTCTTCACCTCGATCGCGGTCTTGCCGACCGCAACGGCTTCGCGCTCCAGCGCGTCGACGTATCGCGTTGCGGCACGCTCGGCGAGCTGATGCTGTCGAACGGCCTCGCCCATCGTCTGGCCGATGCCCTGCTTAACCGCCGTCAGGTCGCTTTGCAGACGCGCAAGCTCACCGATGACGACGTCAATTTCGAGCGTCGCTGCCTTCACGGGAGCCTCCAAAGAAAAAGCCGCCGGAGAGGAGGATCCTCGCCAGCGGCTGCTAAGATTTGCAAATCAGCGCGGCGGATCGCCGATCGCGGACTAGAACTTCGTTATCGGGAAGCCAGTAAAATCCGACGGCTCACAGATACCGTCGGTGATTGTCGGGACGTCGCGTGGCATCGATACCGAACGATACCAACGCCCCGTCGCCCGATTTATTATCACCGATATGGCGATATCATTCGGACGGACGGGCTTTTGATCGACAAGCGTCAATATTCCCGACGTAACGCTGGCTATCCTTGCAGTGCCCTTACAATCGTCTTGGCACCATTCTCCGCTGCCCAGGTCGATCCGATAACGGGCCTCAGATCGCCCCGACTTGCACACCAAATCGAATTGGTCGGCAGCTACGGCCGGCATGGCGATCATGCAGGCTAAGGCCGAGACGATGGCGCGACTCCGTTTCACCGGCTCCTATTACCCAGCTGCCGACATCAGAGCTACGCGCAACTGAAGCTGAGCCTGCTCCTGGTCGATCACGGGCGCAGCGTAGAACGGCGGTTGCGCAAGGGGATCCTCACCCTCCGAGCGCGCAGAAATGAACAGCGAGGAGAGCTTACGAATGAGGCGAGCTTCCCACGGCTGCAGCGGCGTGCCCGTTAAATCCTGCCAGGCGCGAAGCGTGATCCAGCCGATCGGCGCGCTGCCCATTCCGGTGTTCTCGACAAACCCGAGATCTGTCAGCCAATCGATGAACCAACTTGCCGAAATCTCCGGCATGGCCGGAGTGATCCCCGCCCGCTTCATCACTTCGCCCCTGCTTTCCTTCGGGGCGTTTTCCAGCGTGGTGTTAGCCGGCGCGCGCGGGGTGGCGGACAGCCACCCCATCATTTTCACGTAGAGGCTCAGCTCGTCGCTGAGCGCTTCGTAAAACGGGACCAGTCATCCATCGCCTGCTCTACCTGCTCGGCGATGAAGCCGATCGTCCGGTCGGAATAGATGGCGGTGGCTACATCTGCGGTCGATGTGCTGGCGGCGCCAGGATGACCAAGATTGCGGATTTCAGCCGTGCGGCCGACCAGACGGGCGATCCGCTGCTTGCGCAGTTCCTCCGGCGAGAGGTCGAGCTTGCCGCCCGCGCGCTTCATGAGTTCCATATTACGCTTGTTCTGAGCAGCCTTCACCGCTTCGGCCTGTTCGGAGCCCGGGCCGAAGATCACGACAACGACCTTGCCGCCGTCCGTGCCCTTCATCGGATCTCCGTCGGGCGCGTCGATCGTCAGTTCGTCCGTGTCGCGGGCTGCATAGTGGGTCGCATCGACCATTGAACGTTCCTCTCGTGGGAAGGATGGGTGCACCGACCATCCCCGTCGCCCACGACGACGGGCAGGGATGGCCGGTGCATAAGGGGAAACGGCGTCGTGGGCGCCGGAATGCTCGGCCGACGGGACATTACCCCCGCGTGCCTCCCGCTCTCGAAGTCGGGCGCTCGTGATTGTGAGCTACGGCCGGTCCATGGGCGGTAATCCGCCTTCCGGAAGCTGGTGAAGTTAGGCGGCGATATCTTCGACAACGACCGTGCTGATGCCCAGCGTCGGGTTCATCATGATCACGTTCGTCGCGCTGCCGACCTCCAGCGGCGCACCCGAGACGCGCGCCTGAAAGTAGAATTTGTCGCCGTTCGGGAAGGTAACGATGAAGGAATACAGGGCATTGTTGCCCGGCCGCGAGGCCGTTCGGGTCAGCGTCTGTCCCGCGTCGGCCTTGTCATAGGCCATCGGCACCTGAAGCTGGCCGTAGGACACCGGCCCCTTGTGCTGCTCTTCCGCGCCATTGAGCGGCTGGAACGTATTCCAGGCAGTCGAAGCGCCGAATGCTGGGATTGAGCCGACGCCACCGATGGTCGTGTAGGTGAGGGCAGCATAGCCGGTCTTATCGAAGGAGGCGGGCGCGGCGGCCGAAATGCCGATCGTCGTGCCCGCCGACGTGCTGGAAGTCATAGATGGTCTCCTTGGTCAGGGATGCCGGCAGGGCCGGCTTTCTTCGCCCGGCGGGCAGAAGGTCAGGCGGCGGGCTTCACCGGCTTGGCGTCTTCGGCGGTGGCCGCGCGGACCAGCTCGGCCGCTTCGTAATTGCCGTAGGCGCCTTCTTCGATGTCGACGATCGAGCCCTTGCCGAACGTCTTTTGCGTGCCGGCATCCTTGAAGGTGCTGATCACATACGCCTTGATCGTCTTTTTTGCGGCTTCGTCTGCCATTGGTGGTCTCCTCGGGTTGATCAGGCTTCCTCGAGAAACGAGACGAGGAAGTCCTGCGAGCGCATGAAGATGGACGTCTGCTCGTCCATGAAATCGGGGCCGGCCCCGTCGGTCAGAACGGATACGCTCGCGATGTCCGCGATCGTGCCGACCTTGCCTGCGCAAGCCCGCCGGATGAGCCGCAGCAGCGTATCGACCTGATCGTAGGAGGGGACCGCGACGGTCACCTGAACACGCTCCGTCACACGGCGAGGCGTATCGCTTGCCAGCATTCGCAGGTCGGTCGCGCTGATCGACGTCAGTAGTATCGCGGGCAAGGCGATGGACTGCGGCAGGGTGCCCGCCTTGATCCGCGCTTGCGGCACGGCGGTCGTGACGGCTTGGTCTGCATAGAGCAGCGCACCGACGATATCGATGCCGCTCATTCCTCTTCCTCCACGGGTGTCGTGTCGGGCATGTCGAGCCCTTCTTTTTCGATCCGTGCGCGCACGTACTCGGCAGCGGCAGCGACGGCGTCGTTCTGTCGGACATCGGCGGACGTCCGCAGAAACGGGATGGCCTTCGCACCGGGATGGTGGACGAGCTGCCCGATGAAATTCTTGCCGATGATCAAGCTGCCACGTCGCACTGCGGCGTTGATGGTCGTGATGCTCCATCGGCGCGGCCCGCGACGGGTGTTGGAGACCGGGCGATCTTCATCGCGGACGCGGATCAAGTGCGGCAGCGTGCCGTATTCCGCCCAGATCCCGACCGATGCGAAGGGGCCTTTCAGCTGGATCTTGGCTTTGATCAGACCGCCGCGCGAGCTGTCGACGACCTTGATCTGATCGGTGACTGACTTCCCGCCTTCGGCGCCCCAGCCATCCGGCACTGTGAGGCCAGATCCCCGGATCTTCGCTTCGGCCGCGACGACGTTCGCGCCAGCTCGCGCCGCTCCTCGCAGAACATTATGACGGAGCTTATCGGGCAGCGTGTCGAGCAAA